AAAATATATGGTATACCTGATATTTTAACAAGAAAAAAATTAGAAGGATATTTTAATTGGAAATGGGGTATCAATACTAGTTTACCTAGTAATCATTCATATATTAATACACCACCACCATTATTAAATTTACAAACTAGTTACACACCTGATTTAGAAGGTAATTTAACTTGTTGGTTTGATGCAACAGATCCATTTAATGAAGGATTAAAAGTCGATGATGGTACATTATTAACTGGTTGGGTAAATAAAGTTAATAATAGTATAGCAACAGTAAATTCTAAACCAGCTATAATTAAAAACTTTACACAAAATAATTTATCAGTAGTTAGATTTAATGGACAATCAAGTTATTTAATTAATTATAACAATTTTCCAAATACAGCTTATACAATATTTGTAGTAGTTTATAATAATGATAATAATACTAAACAAATATTATCAAAAAATTTATATTTACAGATAGGTACACAATTAGGAAATATAAGAATATTTACAGGTTCTATTAGTTCTTCAAATACTCCAACAACTAATATTTATCAAAAATGGTCCATTATTTCAATTACTGTTTCAGAAAATACTTTAAATACATTTATAAATGGAATTCAATTAGATTCAAAAAATGGTACAACAGGAACGTTTTCTAATTTATATATTGGTGGTGATACACTTATTAATAATTGGGTTGGTGATATTGGAGAAATATTAATTTATTCAACTAATTTATCTGATAGTAAAAGACAAAAAGTAGAAGGTTATTTGGCATGGAAATGGGGTATAAATAATAATTTAATTTTAACACAAACTTATAAATATTTACCACCAACTTCGAAACCTATATTTAATCCATCAAATATTTCAGGTATTAAAATCTGGTTTGATTCAACTGATTCAACTACATTAGATATTAGTAATAATGAAATTTTAAAATGGAAAAATAAAGCTGATAATACTTTTGCTATAGGAACAAGTGGTTCTACCGGATTTGATAATAAACTAGTATTAAATAATAGTTTAATAATTAGTATTCCTTCAAATAATTTTATAACAACATCAAATATAAAATTTATAACACCTTATAGAAATTTTTATAGTGTATTTAATTTAACTAATAGTGGCAAAAGTTATATTTTAATAGATTCTGCTAATACCAACGCAAATAAAGTAATTATTAATACAGATTCGAGTAGTAACAATATTATAGAATTTAATTTAGCATCAAAAAGTACAATTTTAAAGTCAAATGCTCCTAATTATTTATATAATTCTCCTAATGTAATATCAACATTATTTAACAATCTGTCAAAAAGTATTAATGTTAATTCAAATTCTCAAGTTTTAACTATAGATGGTTCAATAAATACATTTATTCCTATAGAAACAAATCAATTAATTGGTAATGGTACTAAAATAGATGTGGCTGAAATAATTTTAGTAGACGGTAATTTGAGTACAGAAGATCAAATAAAAATAGATGCTTATTTATCATGGAAATGGGGATTAGTAGACCAACTTCCTTCTAATAATAATTATAAAACTAAACCACCAAGTAATTTTAAATCAACATTTAATCCAACTTTAATATCAAGTTTATCATTATGGTTAGATGGAAGTGACCCATATGGTGATAATACCTTTTTGACAGATAGTTCAGATATAAATACTTGGTATGATAAAAGTGGTTTCAATAGAAATGCTATAGTTCAAACATTTCCTAATTCGTCAGTAGCAATTATTAAAAATAATATACTTAATAATTTACCAATAATTAGATTCAATGGTAATCAAAAATATCTTGTTACTTATCCATTTTTTCCTAATACACAATATACAGTTTTTACCGTTCAAAGTACTGCAATTACTAATAGTTATCAAAGACTAATCAGTGGTTCAGACCATGATTTTTCTTTATGTGTAGGTGTTAAAAATAATAATATAGCTACTTTTACAGGTAGTGCAAATGAAAATTGGAATGATACAGAAGCAAATAGTCCTAATATTAATAATGTTAATTCTTGGAAAATTGTAGCAACTGTTATAAATAAATCAATATTAACACCATATGTAAATGGAACAGCTCAAAATACAAAAGTTGGAACAACTCAAACATTTAATAATTTATATATTGGAGGAGTAAATTCAGAATATTGGAATGGTGATATAGCTGATATAATGATTTTTAATGAAACATTAAGTCAAAATTATAGACAAAAAATAGAAGGCTATTTAGCTTGGAAATGGAATTTAGTATCTGGATTACCAAATAATCATCCTTATAAATATGAATTTATTTTAGAGCCTGTTGTTGAACCAGTTATTTTATTAAAAGCAATAAATTATTCTGGGTCTGGAGATTGGTTAGATGAAACTGATAACAATCGTGATGCTACACTAGAAAATGGCATAATTGCTAAAAATAATGCTGGTAATGGTATTATTTTAAATGGTTCTACAAGCTGGACTTTTCCTAATGTAGCGGTTGGTAATGCTTGGTCAGCAAATGTATGGTATAAAAATACTGGTAACCAGACCGGCCAATCTTCTTGTATATTAACACAATTATTAGATAATTCAAATATAAATTTACAGTTTTCTTCAACTTCTGGAAAAATTAAAGGTTCTTTCTATGATGGTACATTGCGTCAAGGAACAGAGATTCAATTAATTAATGGTCTATGGACTAATATTCAAATCACTTGGAATGGTACAAATATGAAAACTTATATTAATGGTTCTTTACTAGGTACAGTACAACCAGGTGGTGTATCAGTAGATGCTGGTACAGTATATAGTATTGGTCGTAATTCGGGGTACATGATTGGTGAAATTGGAGAAATTCGTATTTATAATTATGCTATAAATGAATTACAAGTTATGACAGATTACAATAATTCCGTTGGAACTTTTATGTATATTGATCCAAATCAATTATCTTTTGTTAAACTTTATATAAATAGTAAAGACACTGATAATATTATTTTGGAAGATAATCAAATTATATCAATAACTAATAAAACAACTGTATTAACTAGTTCTATATTACCACCACCAATTTACTCTAATCATTCAATTTATTTTTATCAAACTAATTGTTATTTAACATTAAATAATTCTATTATTAATAATGCATCAAATTATTGTATGTTTTTTGTATTTAAATTACAATCTTTTACAAATATATTTTATAAGCATCACGAAGGTGAATATACATATTATATAAATGTAGATTCCGGAGTAATAAATATTCATTTGGAAAATACAACTATAAGTTATAATGCTAGTTCTAATATAACTTTATCTATTAATACTATTTATTTATTAACAATAATATGGAATGGAACTAATTTGGTTTTAAGAGTAAATGGTACATTAGATTCATCATCTATAGAAGGATTTTTTAATATTCCTGATGATTCTAGTGCTACTTTTACTACTATTGGTTTAGATATACGAGATACTGCTACTTTTAATAATTGGAATTTATATGATTTTATCTATTGTGATTCATTAATTTCATTAGAAAATGTTAATATACTTGAAGGATTTTTGGCTTGGAAATGGAATCTACAAGTAAACTTACCATTTAATCATGAATATAAAAATAAAAACCCATTATCAACAGATATATTACCATTTAAACCATCTAGTTTACCAAATTTAAATCTATGGTTAGATGCAGGTGATATTACTACAATTAATTTAAATAACAATTTAATAACTCATTGGTATGATAAATCAGGTTTAGGTAATGATGGAGTACCTTTTAATAATTCTATGATATATGATGCAAGTTCTAATAGTGTAAGATTTGATAATACCAACTATTTTACATTACCAAATAGTTGTTTTCCTTTTAATGATAGTTCATATGACTATTTTATTATAATCAATCCTACAATTACTGAAATTCAAACTGTAATAACAACTGGCGGAACTTCTCCTAATATTATAACTTTACAGATTGATAATTCTGGAGGTTTTTGTAGCCAAAAATGGAATGAAAATTCTCTACAGTCTGCAATTGCATTTCCAGTTGGTCAAAATAACTTGATTGAAATGTCTTATATTATTGGTGGAGAAAGAACATTTAGCATAAATTTTAATAAAACAACTGATGTTCCTGGTACAAGAGGTCAAGACAATACAAATAATTATATAGGTGGTGGAATAGGTGGTGTAGCTAATTTTGAAGGTTTAATTTATGAAGTAATTATTTATAATACAGTTTTATCAACATTAGACCGTCAAAAAGTAGAAGGTTATTTAGCTTGGAAATGGGGTTTAGTTTCATTATTACCATCTGATCATCCATATTATAATACCCCAGTAAATTCATTAACACCTAATGAATTTTCACCCTATTCTTTGGGTAGTGTAAATACTTGGTTAGATGGGTCTGATTTATCAAATATGTTTACTGATACAAGTTTAAACACTGTAATAACATCTAATAATCAAAAAATATCATTATGGAGAGATAAATCACCAAATTCATATTATTTTAAACAATCTGATTATTCATTAGAACCAAGCATTATATTAAAATATTTAAATAATTTATCATTAATTAACTTTAATAACCAAATGTTAGAATCATATTCAATGCCATTTTTTAGATTAGCTGATAGTGGCGGAACATTTTTCTTTGTATTTGATTCTAATAGTTCATCAGCAACTACTTTATTAGGTTATCAAAATCAAACTTTAGGAACATATAATAATACCGAAACATTTATTGGTTATTCATTTAATAGTAGAACTAATAGATTTGGATTTAGTAAAGGTTCATCAAATTCAACTAATACTAATGATATTACAATAGATATGTCATTTAATTTAATTAGTAATATATTAGCAAGTTCTGGTGGTTCACCATCAAATATATTAATATATAAAAATGGTATAGAAGTATCTGTTAGTAATGTAGGTTCTGGTTATTATTCAGCTGGAAGTTATCCTTATCAAAATAATTCAGTAAATGTAACAATAGGCGGTGCTCATCTTAGAGACACTAGTGAAAATTTATTTCAAAATGGTAATATTGCAGAAATAATTTGGTTTAATTATCCATTAACGTCATCAGAAAGACAAAAAATAGAAGGCTATTTAGCTTGGAAATGGGGTTTACAATCAAATTTATCAAATACACATGCATTTTATTCAGGTTCACCAACTTTACAATTAAAATACACTGATTTTACTCCATTAGTAATTTCAGAATTACAAGTTTGGTTAGATGCTTCATCGCCAGATAATTTTACATTTAGTAATGGTACAAATATTAGTTTATGGAAAAATAAATCAGGTAATGGTTATGATGCAACTGCTTATAATAATCCAATTTATGATGCAAGTACGAATAGTGTAATATTTGATGGTTCTAGTAATTATTTTACAATTACTTATACATCTAAACCAATAACTGAAACAGTATTTATAATAGTAAATGTTAATAGATCACAAAATAATTTATTAGGATCACCCGATGCCAATACACGTATTTTAAGTATGAATTCCTCAACAGGTTTTAATTTACTTAATGGTAGTAATGTTTATTTAGATGCAAATATTACAATTAATACAAATACAATATACTTAATAAATTATACCTTTTCAGAAACAAATATAAATTTTTATACAAATGGTTCATTTTTAAATTCAGCAACAGGAAGTTTTGGTTTTTCAGGAAAATCAGAATTAGCATATATTGGTATTGATAATCCAAATTTGAATATAGATGGTTCAATTTATGAAATAATTATTTATAATCAAGTTTTATCAACATTAAACCGTCAAAAAGTAGAAGGTTATTTAGCATGGAAATGGGGCATTCAAACAAGTTTACCAAGTGGTCACCCATATTTAAATTTTAAAACACCACCACAATCTTTACCATTACCAGACCAAAATGTATTTGTAACAATGACTTTATCTAGTCCTATGGTTGGTTTAAATGA